GCGAGATCGGGCGGCAGACCCTCTTCTATAAGTAATTTGGAGGGAAATCAGGGGTAAATACACTGATTTAAGGCGAAATATATACTAATTTCACTTGGAATTAATCCCTAGTCTGTACACTCCTAAACGAAGCAGGTAAGGTATTAATTCTTTTTTTTTCCTCGCAGACGTCGCTGCGTAGGTATTACACCAGATGTCTCCACTATTTTTTACCCCAATTAGGGTCCCTCAACGGTCTTTTTGGGGGTGAATCATAGGTTGAGTCCACTTAAAATCTTTATATCAAAGACATTTACCGATAAATGGTCATATCTCCGAACGATTTTTCACTCTGGGCAAGGTTAACAGGTAATAAGTATCCTTCCACTCCTAAAGAAAGAGCCCAAAAGGGTCCTGAAGTACATAATTTTATCCAGAATTTGGGTAAAGAAGGGATGCTAGAGGGAAAAGAAGCTGAAGAACCAAAAAAAGAAGGAGATTTAGGTAAAAAAATAGCTAAAGGAGCATTAATTGCTGGTGGAATTGCTGCTGCGGTAGCTGCTGGTAGAGATGAACGTGTTCAAAACACAGTAAAAAAGGCTGCTGCTGCTACAAGAACTAAAGCAGATGACTTTTTAAGTAATTTTGCCCGTCCAAAAGATGTTGATGTAGATATTGTCGATGCATATGGTGATGTAACTCCAGATCCTTCAGTACAACAGTCAAATACAGCTCCAGCTCAGAAAACTCAAGTCACAGTAGAAGTAACTCCTGAGAAAGATAGTTTTACACCTATAGTTCAAGGTAAAACTTCTTTTACAGAAGGTTCTATTAGTAAAGAAGATCCTTATGGAGATATTAGTAATCTAGAACAAAGAGTTGATCGTACATATGGAAAATATCTTAGTAATTTAAATCCAGAAGATGCTGCAAGAACAAAACAATCACTCATAAGAGAAGCAGGAAAAGCTAGAGACTTTGATCTTGGCTATGTAAATTCTAATGTAAGAGGAAGAACTGATGAAGATGCAACAATAACAGGTCGTAAGTTTGCTGGATATGATTTAGATCCTGCTGTAGGACCACAAACTCCATATAGAAAAGCTCTTGGTGAATTAAAGATAGCTTCACAGATACCAGCACAAGTAGATGAGCTTATAAATCTTGTAAAACCTGGACCAAAAATAATACTCCCCGAAAGTGTACAACAAGGGAGTGCTTTAGTACAACTTGGTACTGGAAATACCACAAATGTAATTCCTACCAGTGCAGGGGAAGTTGGCGGATCTACATTGACAGATCAACATCTTACAAAGATGGAAGTTGATAATGTTTTAGACGATGCAAGAAATATACTTCAGAAAACTGATGAACAAAAACTATTACCAGGAAGACCAGAAGTAGGGAATGTAAGTGGTCCAGTACAAATAACAGGAGTTACAACTACAGGTCAACGAAGAACTGGAGCAGGTATAGAAACAGCTCCTACAACACCAGTTGGAAAGTTACAAGAAAGAAATCCATCTTTAGCAGTTACAAAATTACCAAGAATAGAACCTAAAGAAGATATATTTGCTGCTGCCAGTGATGTTGGAACTGGTGAAGAAGTTAAAGGACAAATGTTACAACAAGGACAGAACACAAGAGAGTTTATAGAAGATCAATTCTCTGAAGGTCCAGTATCTAGTGGAACAGTAATGCCTGGAAAATTTAGCACAGGAATTCCACAACAAGATGATATGGAATCAAGAATAAATAATTTACGTTTAGAAAATATGGAAAATTTAATATCTGGTAATGTAAGTCCAAAACAAGCTGAAATTCTTGGTGACAGATTAAAATCTGGATTAATATATAAAAATAGTCCTAGATTAGCTCGTAGTCATGCTGATCAAATGACAGCAGTAATGATAGGAGATAGAGCAGCTGACTTTGGACCTGAATTTACTAAACTAAAACAGAACATACAATTGGGTGCTGACTTTGATGAAATCATGCAAGATCCAAGTAAGACAACAGTAAGAATAGGTGGTGAAAATATTGATAGAGCAGACATTGAAAGACCAGCTGCATTTGGTCCTACTGCAAAAAGATTAGATGAAAGAATACAACAAGAAAAAGACTATAGAGGAAAGATAAAAATGGAAGCTAAAAATAATATGATGGCAATTAATCGAAGAGGACAAGCACTAAAAGATTTACAAAATAGTTTAAGAGAAGATGGTAACATAGCAGGGGTAGAACGTGTTGAAACTGAGTTAAATAAATTACGTGGTAGTTATGCTAAACAAAAATCTAGAATCCCTGGCATCACAAGAAAAACAGATGAGAATATACGTAACTTATCAGTTCCTAGAACCTTACAAAACTTTGGAAAAGAAAGAGGTACAGGTTACAAAGTAGATGTACAACAAAGAGATGATTTAACAACAGGTGGATTTAATAAATTAGATCCTCAACTTGAAGTTAAAGTTATTCCAGATATTGAAAGAAAACAAGATACTAAACGAGTAATAGATACTGGTGGGCTCGATTTTCCAGAAGAAGTAGAAACAGGTAAACAAGGGGGATTCTCTTTACAACAACCTGGCACTAAGCTTATAAAAGATAGAGATGGAGATCTTAGAGAAGTTACTGTTGGAGATATGACAGCAGGATCTAAACCTACTGGCATAGCTGGTGAGATTCAAGAGATTTACAAAACAGGAGATCCAACTACAGTTAAACAACGTGTTCAAAATTATTTAAATCAAAAAGATCCTACAGGAGAACTTAGACAGGCTGCTAAAGAAAAATCTGAAAGCAGACCACTAAATGTCATAGTAGCTGGAGGTAGAGATTATTCTGATTATGAAGCTGTAAAAACTAAGTTAGATAATTTTAGATCAACTTTAAAACCTGGCACAGAAATAAATATTATTTCTGGAGGAGCCAAAGGAGCTGATAATTTAGGAGAACGCTATGCTAGTGAAAATAAATTAGGTATACAAAGATTTAAAGCAGATTGGAATGAATATGGAAAAGCAGCTGGTCCAATACGTAATGCAGATATGGCTGCAGAAGGAGATGTCTTAATTGCTTTCCCTGGAGGAGCTGGAACTAAAGATATGATTAAAACTATGAGAAATAAAGGCAAAAGAGTAATTGGTGGTATTCCCATACAAAAATCAAATGCACCAGAATCAACAAGTAGTTCAGGTATAACAAGTGAAGAAGGTATAGGAAGAGCATTAGATGTAAATGCATTAATAGCAAAAAGAATGTCAGAGAAAAGAAGACAACAGGGAGGTTAGAATTAAATTCAAGAACATAAAATTATGACTAAATTTTTATTACCAATCGCAATCAACGTTATAAACAAAGCTGTTGATAAAATCCCAGAAGACTTAGATGATCTTCTAAAGAAATTTGTAATAGCATTACTAAAAAAAGCTGCTGCTAAGAGTGGTAACAAAGTAGATGACCTACTAGTTGCACAACTAGAAAAAGCTTTATTTGAATAAGGCTACTGTTAAAATAGATTTATCCAATGGCTGATAAATGGATTAAAGATGCTATCAAACGCCCTGGTGCTTTTACTAAGAAAGCAGAGAAAAGGGGGATGGATGTAAAAGAGTTTGCATCAAAGGTAACATCTAATCCAGATGAGTATGATACTCGTACAGTCCGTCAGGCTAACCTAGCTAAAACTTTAAGTAAACTACGTAAACGTAAAAAGAAATAACTATGTCAGTATTCGATTACAAACTAAGTCGTAGAGATCAACTGGTTAGGAAGGGTGAAGCCATAGATAATAATATAGATTTTTCTGGCAGAACTAATACAGACTTTACAAATAAGTTTGTAGCAAAGATGAGAGATACAAACAAACTTTATACCAAAGAATCACCTGGACAGTTTGATGATCAAAGAGCAGAAGTTGTTAGAAAAAATCTAATCACACAAGCAGATAACATGGGGCAATTCAATGATCCCAGTCAACAAGTTAAGTCAGATGCTTTCTTAACTAAGTTTAGAAATTCAATATTAGTTAATGAAGATGAGAAGCCTAGCAGAGAGGGTATCTTAGAATATATGACAGGTAACCCGAAAGATGCACCAGTTAATGGTCAATTCCCAACAGATGGATTAAAAATAACATGACAAGTAGTTTCATTGGAAAAGCAGGAGTAGAAGCAGCCAAGAAAGGAATCACAATGGCTGGTCAGAAACTCAGTGACTTCTTTGCTAAAGAAGGAGTGAAAAGAGTTACTCAACAAGCTGGCAATATAGGAAAACAAGTTGGTCAGTATGCTAAATCTACAGGAAAAGAACTTTATCAACGAAGAGGTGAATTAGCTTCAGCATTAGGTGATGACTTAACAGCTGTAGGAAAAGGAGTAATGAAAGGACCTGAAACTATAAAAGCCGGAGCAAGATTCGTAGGAGATGCAACTAGTAAAGCAGCAGGAAAAGTAGGAGAAGCTGCAGTTGGTGTGGGAGCAAAAGTAGGAGGAGAAGCTGGTGCTGAGGGAGTAAGAAATCTAGGTAGAATGGCATCTAGTCCTTATGCAGTGCAAACAGGAATTGGTGTTGCAGCTGAACAACTAGTTCCTCGTATAATGGGACAACAACCAAGATCAGGTTTAGGAGAAAGCTTTTTACGTCAGGGAGTAAGTCAGGGTATTGGTATGCCAGTATCTGCTGGTTTAATGGCTGGAGGAGTTAATCCATCAATCGCTACATTTGGTGGACAAGTAGCAGGTCAGATAGCTGGAGCAAAAGCAACAGATGCATTCCTCCCTGGTAAACAGGATTATCCTGTAGAATTTGGTGAGGGACCAACTACTCCTACTGGTGCAACTAAGTTCACTGCAGAACCTGAATCAGCTCAAGTAGTAAGACCATCAACTACAGATCTATCTGGAGTACAAGCAAGAGAAGCATTATCAGAAAGAGAGAAGTATGAATATAGATTGAAGATGGCTCAGATAGAAAAAATGCCCAGTACAGTGATGCATATGAGCCCCGATTCAAATAATCAAACTTTAGCCAGTCTTGCTCAAAGCATGATGAGATCAACTAGTTACTAGATGAATGGCAGAAATTCGTAACCCTTTTTCGAATAGTTTAGAGTTTTTAAAACAATTTACAGACCCTATTCAAAAAGTAGTTGAAGAAAGTAATATCCCTGGTAAAGTTGCTGAAGGTCTAAAGACTGCAACAGAAGTTGCTAATAGAACAGGTGAGCGTTTAGGTAATAATTTGTGGCAAAGTAGATTTAATACTCAGATGTATGGAGCAAAAACATCTCCAGATCAAAGAAAATTCGCTGCAGAAATGAGACAGCAGAAAATTGATGATATACGTTTTTCTGATGAACCAATAAAACAAGCAGGGAAAGCAATAAAAGAAACTTTTCCAGCAGATAAAGTTATAGCAGATGTTGCAGGTAATACTTTACTCACTAAACAGGCTCAATTAAATTTTAATAAATATACAAATCCACATCGCATGGCAAGTGATGCAGGAGTATCTGCCAGTAAGTACACAGGCTTAGAAAGTCCAGTAGCTAAAGCTGCTGTGGCAGCTGGTGTACCTTTACTTTACGCAACATTGTCAGGACAATTAGGATCACCCTTAGATGGATTTAGACCAAAAGGTTATAAAGCAGTAGCACCTGTTTCTAAAGATGAAGACCCTACAGGTAGAACACCAAGAAACATAATAGAAGAAGGGGCACTTAGAACATATACATTCCAGAGAAGTCAGATGTTACCCTTTAAAGAATTTATAAAAGAACGTCCTGATGTTATGCCATCAACTATTGCAGACTATAGACGTTATGTAAATCGTAAACCAGAAGCTGGTAATCGTATAGATATAGATCGAGATAAACAGACATTCACTGCATTTGGTGGACTTGTAAAAGGAACAGCCCGTGGATTAAATGATCCAGAAATCAGAGTTAAGGGGGCTCCTATAACAGCTAGTTCAGTACTTGGAATTGGTGCTGGTGTAGGGACTATAGCAGCTGCTAAAAAATTCTTAGATCCTAAAGGTCTTGGACTTAGTAACATGCAACCTGTCATGGCTTCTGATATAACACCTGATACAAGTCAGGGAACAGGGATGCAAACTCATGCAGAAGTATCAGAAAGATTTAGAAGAGCTGGTCAAAAGATGCCACAAGGTCCATTACAGAATATTCCTGAGAATAGAAGAGAACAAGGGGCAGAAAGAGTATCTGGATATATTCCTAAAGTTGGAACTAAAGGTGCTATCAATGATGATGGATCACCTAGATTTTTTGCTCCTAGACCAGGAGAAGATACTAAAGTCAGAATGCCTGCAACTAAGTTACAAGAAAAATTAAAAGATCTGAGACAGGAAAGAGCTGGTATTGATATAGCTATAAAGGATATTGATAAAAAAGGAGATCAATTAAATATCCCTGGATTGTCTGGTCTTGGTGATAGTAGAAGTCCTGGACAATTTGCAGGTGATGAGAAAGTTAGAGTACAAAGAGAAATAGATTCAACAGTTGATGCAACGAAACAATATGCCACAAGAAACCTTGGTAAAGCAGGAGCAAAGTTCCAAGATGCATTTGCAAGGAATCCCGGATTAAAAGAACCAGCTATAATTCTTGGTGGCACATTAGCTGCTCTTGGTACTGCTGCTGTAGCTAAAAAATTATTCCAGAAAGCTGAACAAGAAAGAATCAAGAAAGAAGACCCCTTACAATATAAGAAGTACAAACGTGGTGACTATACTCAATAGCAAATGACTACTGCAAATTATCCAGCTAACTATAAAGAAACAGAGCAAAGAGCTTTTAAAGAAGCTGATAACTATAGAAGAAGCACTAAACCAAGTAGAGGTGCCGGTATCTTTAATGCTATAAATGAAAACTTAAAAGCGAAAGATCAAATAAGTTTTCAAGCTAACGAACAAAGAAAGACAGCTAAAGAGTTAGCAGAGTCATACAAAAGAGGCAGTACAAAGATATCTGATGATGCAACTGTAGTAGAAGGTGTAACAGATCCTGGATTTACTCTTCAAGGACAACAAGGTAGATCATTCGGTGGATTGATCGGAACTGTAGCTGGAGCTGCATTAGGTGGACCATTAGGTGTCGGAGCTATGACAGGTGCTCAACTTGGTGGCAGAGTAGGAAGCTACTTCTAAGTTTGCTGACCTTAAAATAATAATCAAAGGAGTTAATTAAAAAAATGTTTGCAGCAATACCATTAGGAGTAAAAGTAGGAGCAGGTCTTCTAGGAGCAGGATTTGGTCTAAATGAGATTAAAAAAGCTGGACAAAGAAAAGAAATAGAAAACTTAATAAATCAAAGTCAAATTTTAGGAGATCCTACAAATAACTTTGGATACGGAACAGGCTTTGGACCTGGAATGTTTGGACCTACTAGTGGTTATCAAGCTCAACTTGGATACCAGACTCAGATGGGTAAACAGCAAAGAGAGAATATGATCAAAAACTTGTTAGCAATAGAGCCAATAACAGATAGAGCAAAGTCAAGAGACTTCGAGCGTAACATGGCAGCTGCTAGATTCCGTACTCAACTTGGCACACAACAAGGTTTAACATTACAGGGACAAAGAGGTGCTCAAGCATTAGCACAACAAGGAATGGGAGCAGCAGGAAACGCATTAACTTCTAACTATCAGTATCAATAAACCTCATGTCTAGAAGACAGAACAGACCTAGAAATACTTCAGATAGAGTTGAGGATCAATTTGGATTCTTGATGAATAAGAATTACTCCAATACAGGAGGACGTTCTAGTGCTAAGACTAAATCAGATGCAAAGGTAACAACTAATAATCAACCAGGACAGAACTTTTTAAGTAATTTTATATATGGTAAAGAAGGAGAAAGAAAAGGAAAGTTAAATATAGGACCATTCAACTTACCTGATTTTGGAATGACTGAAGCTATTTCAGGAGCTGGATCAAAAGTAGCTGATGCATTAAGACCACCAGAGGCTGATCCAAATCAAACTCAATTACCAAACCAAGCATTTAATGAAGATAAATTCTTTGGAAATCTTAGAGGAATGCAGGTAACTGATTCTTTAATGAGAGACTATGAATCTGGTAGAGAAGCTAAAAGACAGTTAAGTTTATTTAAACAGACTATGCCATTGATTGATATAGCTGCAGAAACTGCTGCACAGAGAAGATTAATGGAAGATAGATCTTCACCTACTAAAATCTCTCAACAGATACTAAGAGCCAGACAGGGAGAGGCAGCTTTAATGAATGCCATTGCTAATCAAGGAAACACAGCAGTCAATATTTCTACAGCTGGACTTGCACCGAGAGGTAGAGCTGGTGGTAGATAAGAGTTTTTGCACTAAAATTAAATTAATAGATTAGATTTTTGTTATGGGAGGAAGACCACCAGCACCAAGAGTTGAATATATACCTGCTCCACCACCACCTGTTACGGTGTCTACACCAACGCAGTCTTTACAAACTCAAACTGAGTTAGCAAAGTTAACTGGTGAACAGACCAGGTTGAATATGGAAACTGGTGCCGATTTAGATCGTATCAACGAAGAGTTCTATACTGGTCAGGATCTGAGAAGATACAGAGCCAGAGGTGCTGAGGAACGCTTGCTTTCTGAAACAAGAGGAGAACAGGAAAGAGCAACTATCGGTACTACAGGTAGTGAAACACGATTGACTCGTGCTGAAGAAGGTTTCCAGACAAGAAGAACTAGAGAAACTGCAGGAAAAGAAGAGAGAGCAACTATCGGTACTACAGGTGCAGAAACTAGATTAACTAGAGCAGAAGAAGGTAAACAAACTAGAGGAACTAGAATGGTTGAAGGTCTTCAACAGCGTTTAGCTATCGGTACAACTGGTGCAGAAACTAGACGTACCAGGGAAACTGAAGGTGCTCAAACAAGACAGACTAGAGAAACAGAAGGAACACAGGAAAGACTTACTACACAAACTAGAGGTGTAGAACAAAGGGCTGCTATTGGTAAGTCTGGAGAAGAAGCTAGAAGAACTGCCTTGCAACAAGAGGCATTTAGACGCTATAAAGAGAATAGAGATTTCCAACAGTCACGAGACGCTTACAAATCATAACCGACTGGTTAGATACTTTATCTGATAAAGAGAAAGAAACATATCTAGCTTTTTGCAAACAAACCAGTTCACCAATACAGATGTATCTTTATGCCCGTTTCTTAGGGTATGAAGGTTCTATAACTGATTGCCATCTTTGGGCTAAAGAAGAATTTAAAAAAAGAAACTTTAATGTGATACTTGAAGTGGAGATAGATGCAATGCAAATTGATATATCTAAACTTAGAGACAGTATTGATCTTGGAGTAGTCAAACAAGATATGGGTGCTGCTCGTATTGCAATGTTACAAAAAGAATTAAGAGCAAATATAAAACAACTCTCAGATGAGAAACATTTAACAGATAGACAAGGATTGATTCTAGCTGGTGCTGATAGAGCATTAAGAGAAATACTTTTAATCTTTAGAGATGATCCTATAGAAGGACCATTACAAGAAGCATCAATGGGAGTCTGGACTAAAATTTTGCAGGAAGAATCATAAGCCTTAATGAGTTAGTCTTAAGACATGGCTGGAACCAGTATTTATTCGGTTTATCGCAGAACTGCTCGTGCAGCTGCTAAACAACAGGTTGTAAGAAAAACATCTTCTATTGATGTTGATAGAGCTAGAAAAGATTTTGCATACTTCTGTGATGTTGTAGGAGATAAACCTCCTGCAGAACATATGAAGTTATGGCATGAACATCTATATACACATCAAGATAGTGAATGTCTAATTGATATTGCCGGACCAAATGTAGATATACTTGCACCAAGAGGATCAGCAAAGTCCACAGTTTTAGGTTTGTTTACAGCATGGGCTATTGGTATTCATGCTCTTAATAAGAAACCATTAAAGATTTTATATATCTCATATACAGTTGATGTTGCCAGACCAAAGAGTGCTGCAATAAAAAGAATCATTGAAGATAGTAAACTTTATAGAGAAATATTTCCTACGGTAAAAATTGCCAAAGGTATAAACTCTAATGAATATTGGAGTATTGATTGGAAGTTTGCAGGTATAAGATCAACTGGTGAAGAAGAATTTAGTTTATGTTGTGCAGGACTGAAAGGTGCTGTTACATCTAAGCGTTCTCATTTATGCATCATTGATGATGCTATAAAATCAGCTGATGATATTAAGAATAAAGATATTCGTGTAGCTATGGAGGATAACTGGAACTCAGTTATTGTTCCAACCATGTTTGAAGGTGGTAGGGCTATATGTCTTGGTACAAGATTCAGACATGATGATATACATCAGACTACATTTACTCCTGATAATGATTGGATACAGATAATTCAATCAGCAGTAACTGTTAATGAAGAAGGTGATGAAAAATCTTACTGGCCGGATATGTGGTCACTTGAATATTTAAAAGATCGTAAAAGACAATCACCGATAAGTTTTAGTTTCCAGTATCAGAATCAGATAGTAAGAACTACTGATATGTCTCTTTCACCTGATCTAATTATTAAAGGTCAGATACCAACTGAATTTGATTGTATAGGTGTTGGAGTTGATTTATCTGCAGGTATCAGAGAAAGAAATGACTATACAGTCTTTGTTATGGGAGGAAGAGTGGGAGACAAAATTTATATTATTGACTGTAAGAGGTTAAGAATAATGGGTAATGTAGAAAAGTTAGAAGCAATAATGGAAATGATGTATGAATGGGGAATAGTTCATAAAGATAAAGATAAATACTTCCCTACTGGTAGTACTGTAGATGTCTGGTCTGAAGCTGTGGCTTATCAGGCATCATTAGAAGCAGACTTTAAACGTATATGTTTAGAAGAACAAGGACTTTATAATCTTCTCTGGCATCCGGTAAAAGGATTCAGAGGAGATAAAGTTGCCAGATTCAGAGGAATCATGGGCTTATTTGAGCAACATAAGATATTATTTAATAAATATCGTAAATTTCAAGCACTGACAGATGAGATTGTTAATTTCGGAGTCAGTTCTCATGATGATTGTGTCGATGCACTGGTCTGGTTATGTAATGGATTAATGTCCAGAGGAAAACTAGAGTTAGAGTATTGACGAATTAGACTATTAAAAGTATTAACATGGTAGCCAATTTTTTCTATAAAGGTATTGAACTTGAGCAGGATGCTTATGGTTCTGCTGTATTCAACCTTCCTGATGAAGTATGTCATGATCTAGGTCTTCAACCTGGGGAACGCTTTGACATTGAAGCTGATGATGAAAACCTGGTGTTTAAACGCATAGCATCCGGCTATGAGATTGATGCCTAATAAAATAATAAAAGATGAATCAAACTAATTCTACTTTTGAATCAATGCTGAAAGCAGCAATAAGCCGTGAATCAACGGGTAATGCTGACACGATGCTTATCAACGCTCATCTATCACAGATGAAGATGTTTGGTATCAGACAGGGTGTTGAATTCTATCCTGAACAAGATAACTTCGGATCACAGAGATATGACTTTATAAAACAGGTAATTAAGTTCAATCAGCTTGATGCAAGATTAGATTCCATATGGGATCACTTTTTAGCTTTAGGAAAAGGTTTATTTTATATTCGTCCTACAGAAAAAACATATAGACTTTATTGGTTTGATAGAGATTCATATAGAACTTTCTATTCTCCAGAGGGAGAGTTAGAAGAAGTAATAGTTATCTATCCTTATAAAGTTAAATCTAATAAAGGCTTTGGTGGATCACAGATTGGATTAAGTACAGATAAAAGATATATGCGTCTTCGTATTACAGCAGAGACTATCGAAGAAACACATAGTGAACAGGAATTAAGTTTTGATGGACCACAAGATTTTACAGCAATAAATAAGAAAGAACTTACAAACACACTTCAATTCATTCCTTGTGTAGAAGTATTCAATAATCCTGATGCTTTTGGTACTGACGGTAGTGGCGAGTTTGATTGGATATCTAATCAGATTGTTGCTCATGATGAGATGGTTAAAAACATTAGAGCTAACCTTTCATTCTTTGGTAATCCAACTTTATTATCTTCACGTCCTAAACAGGACATTGTTGAAAGTAGTAAGGATGCTCCACCACAAAGACCAAGTATTTCAAGTCAATCTGGATTTACTTCTGATTTAAGTACACTTCAATCTACATATAAACAAGATCCTACAAGTAGAAATCCAGTCGGATATAATGGCAGTCCAGGTCAAGGAATGAGAGTTCCCAGAGTTATTGCTAACTTGGAACCTTCAGATCGTGTTGGTTTTATTACTCCTAATGCAGTAAGTACAGATCAATCTAGATATGTATCACAGTTAAGAAATGAAATACGTTTAGCTTTAGGTGGTATTGATGATATATCAATCAGCAATGTAACTGCAACTGAAATTAAATCTCAGTATGGAAGAGTAAGTGCTACAGCTAAAAAGAAATGTTTACAGATATATGAATATGGTATTTGTAAATGTTTTGAGTTGATGATCTTTCAGGAGGAACAGATATTCCGTAAGACATTAGCACAGGCTTCTGGTATTAAATATCCTGAAGAACCTGTAGATGATACTCCTGAGTCTTTAGCAAAGTTTGAGAAGCAGAAGATTACATACGAAAAGAAATTACAGAGAGCAATTGACCTTGCCAGAGAAACAAAAGAGATACCAAATGGTGTTCTTGGATTAGTTCCGGATGGTGATAGAACTGTTGCCTGGAGATGGATGGGACCTGTTTATGAAGATACAGCACAGGATAAAGTACAGCAATCTATATTCTGTAGAAACCTACAAGAATTAGGTGTTGATAGCATAGAAGCACTGAAGTACTTATTCCCATCAAAAACTGATGATGAAGTTGCCGGTATGTTATCGGGATTTCCATTCAGAATGGTAGGACAAGTACAAAGGGCTTATTCTCAATTCCTTGACTTAATCAATCAAGAAATGAGAACACCACATCCGCAGCAACCGGATATTCCGATGGCTGCAGATCCGAGATTAGATCTCACCCCTTTCTTATATAGAACACTAGAATCACTCCAGAAGGAAGTAACTTATGCAGGCCGATACCGCAATGCCGACCCAATCGGTACCCCAACAATCAGCGACCCCACAGCCAACCTACGGGGCTCCAGTTTCACAAACAGCAGCCCAGGCTCCAGCAGTGGCGACAACGCCTCAGTGGGTAGCACCTCAGCAGGCAGCAGTGGCACCAGCACCACAAGTGCAAGCCCAGATGGGTACAACACAAGTCCCATACGCCCCTATACCGTCAAGCCCCCAGAGCAGCCCATCGGCTCCTCAAGCGGAGAATCCATACAAGGACGCATTCAACCGGGTGGTAGGGCTCCTGAGTTCACCAGTGCAAATCCCCTTCCTGGGTCAACAGTCTCCAGCGACACAAGAGTACGGCCAGGCGAATTACAGTTCCCCACAAGCTCCTTCATACAACAATCAGGGTCAGCAGATATCGCAGCCTTTGAACGGGAGCAACCAGGCATACTCGAACAACTCTTCCCAAACTTCGCAGGCAATCAGCGACCAGCAACTCCTAGAAAACGGGGTAAGTCCAGAAAGTCTTGAAGTAATTAATCACTTCGGTGCAGATGCTCCAGCAGTCTTAAATGACTATGCAGTAAAAGTCGAAGATGCTTTAATAACAACAAACAATCAGCTACAAGAAGCTGTTGGTTTATTAAAGGAATTATCTGAAGAGCATAAAGCTTATGAGCAGATTTTAACTAATCCTGATACATTAGCTGATTACACTTGTGAATTCTATGGTCCTAATGGTCCATATCCAGTAGAAGAAGAGTCAGCAGGACAATATGTAGGAAATCCAGGAATAACACAACAGCAGCAAGCAGCTGCATTACAACAGCAGCAAGCTGCAGCAGCACAGGCAGATCCAAGATTTGCACGTCCTCAGATGCCAGTTCCTCCACAGCCACAAGCACCAGAAAACACTGGTGATTTTTGGAATAACTTTGGAGCAGTAACTGACAAAGATCCAGCTCAAGCATGGAGATATTTAAATCAGGCACAACAGTCACCTGATATCTTCAGAAACAAGATGTTAGTAATGGAATAATCTTTTAGATTTAGACAAACTAAACTTAAGGGTAGTTAATAGCTACCCTTTTTTTATGGCAGATAATAGAGCTGGTGAAGTTGCAGGTAATATAGCAGGTGGTCTTGTTGGTGGAGGACTAATAGGAATGCTTGATGGACCATCACCTATTTTGGATATCGTAGGTTCAAATATAGGAAGTGCAATAGGAGGAGCAATAGGAGGTAAGATGCCAGGTGGTAAGAAACGTATGGCTGGTCAGATAGATCCTAGATTACTTATGATGAGTATGAATATGTCAGCACCTAATCCAAATACAGATGCATTCATGAGTGGTATGCAACAAACTCATTCTTACTAAAGCTAAGTGAGTTTAAAATAAATGGAGAAGTAAATACTTTTTATTGAGTAGATAAAATGATGCCAGGGATGTTTGCACCAGAAAAAAGACCTTTTCCACCATTTGGTACGTCAGGACCAACAAATCCTAATGTATTGATGCCACCAAGAGATACTTTGGATGAAGCTAGAAAACAAGGACAGATGATAGGTAAAGGAGTAAGGATGGCTGGTGAAGCTTTACGCACAGCATTTGGTGGAGGAGCAATAACAGGAGATAGTGCAGGTCGTAGAGCACCAACAGAAGAGATGACGATAGGTAATCCAATGGCAAATCCTATGGCTGCTGATAGTGTGAAGATGCCACAGGATCTACAAGCTGGTTATATGCACATGAATAGATTTGGTTCACCCTTACCTATACATGGTTTAGGTACACCAGGTAGAACAGGTCTGGCAAACATGATGCAGGATCAAAACTTTATGGCATATCATAAAGCAATCATTGGTAATCGTAATCCAATGGGTATGTCCAGAATTCCCTTTGGAGCAATCGCTTAATTATGGAAGACAATCGTACAGAAGCTTTAAACAAAGCAACTAAAGCAAAACAGAAGATGGCTGTAGAGGCAGAGATGATGAAACAGCTTCAACCTACAATTCCAGAGGTAACTGCAGCAAACATTGATATGCAGCCAGGGATTAACCCTAATCCTAAGCCAGATGGACCTGTAATCAATGCAAACGTATTCAACCCAGGTAACATGTACCCAGGCATTTCAGGCAGCTCTAAGCTTGCTGCGAACTGGAATCCTATGATGGACCCTGCAGCTGGTTAGAATTTAGGTAAAGAAGGAACGTCTAAAGGAACTTCTACACCACCAGTTACACTAGGAACGTCAGGCATAAAACCACCAATCTGATCTTGAATTAGATCTTTGGCTTGATCCATAATATATTCTTTTATTTCTTCCTGTTTTTTCTCATTAGTTAGAGTTAGATAAGCATATCCAATTAGTCCAACAACTGTTCCAGATAATAGAAATGAGATAATTGCTATCGCATCAAGTACTTTACGCATTTTAAAATAGTATTTTGATTTAATTATATCTCTTATACTGGAAAGTATGAGATTCGCTTCTGTACCTGGTTACTATCCTAGTTTTCCTGTTAGATATTCGAATATGTATAATGACTATTCGATGACAACAGCTGGACTGGCAGATCCTTTTTTACCACAGAAGAAAGAGGAATCAGATAAGTGTAACTTTGTAGTTTCATATATAGGTAGAAATGAACCTAAATTTGAAATGAATAATCCTCATTACATGAGAGAGGTTTCAAGATCTTATTCTGATAGTATTCCTCCTGTTATTCTTAATAAAGAGCCAATACAAAATAGATTTTAATGGCACAAGACGATTCAAAATATACTAAACCTGCTCTTAGAAAAAGAATTTTTAATCAGGTGAAAGCAGGAACATCAGGTGGTAAGGCTGGTCAGTGGTCTGCACGTAAAGCTCAATTAGTTGCACAAAAATATAAAGCACAAGGTGGAGGTTACAAGGGAGGAAAGGGTAAGAAGCAAAAAGATTTAAAACGCTGGGGTAAAGAGAAGTGGATGACTAAGAAGGAATATGAAAGTAAGAAGAAATGAACTCAGTATCTTTAGCACTTAAATTAGTTTTTGCTGTAGTAATTTTTGAATTGCTTATTGTTGGTGGTACTGTAATCAAATGTTTTGATACAGATAGTTGTGATGAAAATGATTCTAATAATATAACTTTAATTTTAAATAGTATTGCTGCAAAATCTTTTGCTTTATATGCTGCTGAGAAGGGAAGTGCAGTTAAAATAAAAGAATGAAACCTAAAGTAACTATTCTATTAAATAAAACAGTTTCAGATGTAAGTGATTCTTGTCCTACTGCAACTGTTGATATAGAAGAAAATTCCAAGAACAGAAACTGGACTATAGATAATTTTGGTTATGGTCCTTTAAATCCTGATGCACCAGACCCTGGCTTCTGGGAAAAGAAGGCTGATCTTTGGAACAGTGATATAGAAACTGTACAGACAGCTAGATGTGGTAACTGTGCAGCATTTGATCAGACAGATAAGATTATGGATTGCATGGTTAAAGGTATTAATGAAACTAAAGCTGCAGATCCATATGATGTTTTAGAAAGGGCTAACTTAGGTTATTGTCAGTTGTTTAAATTTAAATGTGCAGCATGTAGAACATGTGATGCATGGTTATATGGAGGACCTATCAGAGACTAATGGAAAAAGGAACAGAAAGTAAAATTACTAAAATTATTGGTGAACTTGAGAAAGCTTCCAGAACACATAAAGGTCAATCAGAAAGATTAGCTACCATACTTTCTGTTCTGAAAGGAGCTAATAAAAATGGCTGATAAAGCTATAGAACCTGGTAAGAAAAGTACTGAAAGGTATTTACCTGAAGCTGCTTGGAAAGCTATGTCTAAAGCTGAAAGAAAGAAGACTGATGACAAGAAGAAAAGAGAAAGTAGAAAAGGAAAACAGTTTGTAGAAAATACTGACAAAGCAAAGAGAGCACGTAGAATGGCAAGTGAAAGAGCAAAAAAAAGTATGAAAAATGATTAGATCAATGAGAGAACAATTAATCAAAGCACTTATAGCTCATGCACATGGAGACATTCAAAAACATGTTGCTAATGTAGAAGTCTACCTAAGTAATCCTGTAGGTATTGGAGAACACTCTAATATCGTAGAAGCAATTGAACAGGAGTTAAATATGATTGCGAAGTATCAGGATCAGATAGATATAATAAATAAGTATTTTAAAAAGTGATTAAACAATTTATAAAGAAATTAATTCAATATTATATTGATTTAATTGTTAGCTGGTATAGGCAAATAAAAACTCACTACAATTTAAATTCAGAGATTAAAAAATATCATGCCAGTTTTGATGAACCTGAAAAACCTAAGATAAAAGAAGTAGGAAAGTTTGGTGATAAAGATTGGTCAATATCTATAGGAGATATGAATGAATAAACGTATTCCTAGAAAAGAAGGTCAGCCTGCCAAGAGTGATAAGCATAGTGATCTTTATACAGATGAAGATCCAAAAGGAACTATTCAAGGTTTACAGTTTAAAAATAAGAGAGCTGCTGCCTTAAGTGTTGCTAAAATTAAAAGAAGCAATAGATCTCATAATCACAAAACACAAGCTGCTATAGCTATGGAGCAAAGAGCAGAAGTTGCAGGTAAAGATGCAGCTGCATCTGTTTATAGAAAGTTTATAGAACAACAAAAGGAAAAAACTAAACAGAAAAATGCTTAGACCAAATACAGAATTAGTTACAGAAGATGTAATGCAAGGTCAACCACGCTTTGTTGATATTTCAAAAGGAATATTAACAGCAGAAGATAAAAGATCTAAAGCTGTAAATAAAGCAACTAAATACAAAAAAGGTTTATTATGAATGATACATTTGTTTTTATCTACTTCTTTTTATTTGCAATAATTCTTGGAGCTTCTTTTGCTTTTATGTGGAAGTCTATGGATTTGATGTTTAAAGAATTAGACAAGCCACCACAAAAAATACATCCAGAAATGAAAGATTTTAAATCTGGTGATGAATTATTAGTGTTTAAAGTTAAAGAAGAAGATTAATTAAACTTGCCACTGCTTGGCAATTTCAGGAATTATATTTACATCAATACCCATGAATGGTGGAATAAAACCTAGTACTCTAAAAAGACCATCTGCAAAAGCTCCCATAAAAACAAAACCTAATGCAGCACTAACCATAGAGGCATTACGATTATGTCTGTTGATAGCTATCGATACAGATTGATCAATAAGTTTTTGAATTTCTTGTTGAGACATTAAGATAACTTTTTTCTAATTATAAAGATAGTAAGCATAAAAAAAGCCTCTCTTTAAGGAGAGGCATATATAAAAGGTAATAGTTTTTACCAGATTCCAGGAATAACTTGTCCTGTTGTAGCGTAAGCACCAACGGCTGCTACGAAGCCGAGCATAGCTGCCCAACCATTAAATCTTTCTGCTTCAGGTGTCATTGTTTTAATTAAGTAAATGTAAATTAACCGACTGCAGGAGCTGTAAGAGCTACTGTTGTAGACTCAGCACATGCTAGATCGAGTGGGAAATTATGAGCGTTACGCTCGTGCATTACTTCCATACCTAAGTTAGCTCTGTTTAGAACGTCACCCCATGTAGGAACGATTTTACCGTTTGCATCAACAACTGATTGGTTGAAGTTAAATCCATTTAGGTTAAATGCCATTGTGCAAATACCCATAGATGTTAACCATACACAAACAACTGGGAATACAGCTAGGAAGAAGTGAAGACTTCTGCTGTTGTTGAAAGAAGCATATTGGAAAATTAATCTACCGAAGTAGCCATGAGCTGCAACGATGTTATAAGTTTCTTCTTCTTGTCCGAATTTGTAACCATAGTTCTGAGATTCATCTTCAGTTGTTTCTCTGATTAGAGATGAAGTAACAAGTGAACCATGCATTGCTGAGAATAAAGATCCTCCGAACATACCTGCAACACCAGCCATGTGGAATGGGTGCATAAGAATGTTGTGCTCTGCCTGGAAAACAAACATGAAGTTGAATGTTCCAGAGATACCTAAAGGCATTCCGTCAGAGAATGAACCTTGACCGAATGGGTATACAAGGAATACTGCGAATGCTGCTGACACTGGAGCTGAATAAGCTACACAGATCCAAGGTCTCATACCTAATCTATAACTAAGTTCCCATTGTCGTCCCATGTAAGCTGAGATACCGATGAGAAAGTGGAATATAACGAGTTGATATGGTCCTCCGTTGTACAACCATTCATCCAAAGTAGCTGCTTCCCAAATTGGGTAGAAGTGTAGTCCGATTGCGTTTGAGCTAGGAACGACTGCTCCTGAGATGATGTTGTTTCCATATAAAAAGGAACCAGCTACTGGTTCACGAATACCGTCAATATCGACAGGTGGTGCAGCGATGAATGCAATTACGAAGCATGCAGCTGCTGCTAATAAGCAAGGAATCATTAGAACACCAAACCAACCTACATAGATGCGGTTGTTTGTGTTTGTAACCCACTTGCAGAACTCAGGCCATCCAGTAAGGATACCTAATTGTTCTTTTCTTGAAAGAGTTGTCATTAGACCGTTAAAATTTAATAGGGCTCAAGGGTAGAGCGATATTAATATTTCCATCAATCCCTTCACTGATGGATATGAGAGACATAATTTATTCTCCCTATAGGTCTCGGTTTGGGGAGAGAATGCTAAGTATAAATAACTAAAACATTCAGCTATTAGTTTAGCAGTACAAACTATAAAACCTAAAATATTAATAACGTGCATAAATAAGGTACTGATATAATTAATCTTAATGGAACTCTGGTTCCAGGAGTGAACACAGCTTTGTCTGTTTATTTGTTTACAAATAGCAGATCAAATAACTGAAAATTAAATATGTTTATAGATAACGATTTTCCAAAGCTGCTTGGTGCCGAGCTATATCGTCCCCATCCAGCCTATATCGTGGAAATGGCAACAGAGCCAGTCGTAGTCCACGATTTTACAAAACAACCCGGTCAGACTGTACAGTTAGATCGCTATAGATTCTTTGGAGCACCAGGCACAAAAACAAGCAGGGAGCGTACACAGGATCAAACAATTGGTACTGCTAACAGCAGATCAATCGTAAAGGACAAGGTACTTGTCTCACTCCGTGAGTATACAGGACCAGCAGATCCAGCGAATACTAATCTTCCAAGTACATTCAAGATTGCTCGTGAGACCCTGATGACTGCACAGCGTTTGCTGTTAGACACAGGTAACCTCAACATGTTCCATCAATCAATTGGTTCTCTAACATTGTTAGATGACTATAGAAGATGGAGAGACAGAGTATTTATCGATGAATTATTCAAGTCTGAGTCTCGTGGTCAGTCAAGCGACACACAAGGTGGATACTATTACCCTAACGACAAGGTAAAAACAAACTCCACAACTCTAACTACATATACCGCTGCAGAATTCGCTTCTGAGCGTTATAAGTTCAATGTTAAAACTGACCTTCTCGAAGTAGTTAAGGGCTTACGTAAGCGTAATGTTCCTGTTTTTGCAGATGGCTACTACCGTTGCGTAGCTGATCCTTCATTCATGAAAGATCTAAGAGCTGATGCAGGCTTCAGAGAAGTTGCTAGATATCCTGGCATGGGTCAGCCTAACCCTCTAATGGGAATGGGTGCTCCTAATGCTTCCATCTATCAAGGTGGTCAGTTTGGTCAAGCACAATTTGTAGCTGGTGAACCAGTTATGCCATCAGGTTTCGTATTTGAGGGTGTAAGGTTCTTCGAAACAACTAACATGCCTTCCAAGTCAATAACCGTTAATACAGGTGATGGTAATGGTGCCGTTTCACACGACACACCACCAGCTGCATTCTTCGGTCCTCAAGCTATTGGTGTTGGTGTTGGTGGTCCAAATGCTCAAGTTTTAATTAATAACAATGATGACTTCTCAAGATTTATCATTCTTATTTGGCAGCTATATGCTGGTTTTGCAAACTTGAATAAGGATTTCATCACAGTAGCATTCACAGTTTCAGACGTATAAGGAGGATAACTAAACATGGCAACATATAAATCAAATGCCGGAGCAATATTACAGCCCGGTAATCAGATAAACAAATTATCTTCTTATAACAAAGAGGGTGTACATGGATGGCCTGGTCTCGAATTCTACGAGCAAATCGGTTTTATTAAAGTTTCTAATAAATCAGGAACAAAAGCCAACTTCAAGAGTTTCGATATCACAATTCCTTCTCCAGATCGTCGTCCTGATGATCGTGTTAGAGATGATCGTACATCTTTAGTGGTACCAGCAAGTTCAACAAAACCTGCTTATGTGTATCAAGCATCTTTGGCAATCGCTCAGGATCTTCCTGCAGGTGGATTACCAACATTCCCAGCATCACCAGTAACAACTGATCTTCAGGGTACTAACGGAGAATTTCTTCTTCTAGGTCCTGATAATAGTGGATCACCTCTTGGTGTACCTGCTAACCAGCCAACTGGTTTGTCTGCTGCATCTTCCTTACTAGATATTGGTGCTTCCGGTATTGCTCAAGGAACAGGAATGACTTCAACAGACGGAACAATTGATGGATTAATTCCATTCTGGACTTCTGTAACTACAGGTGGTATTACTGCAGCTAACGCAGAAAATTCCATGATGTATAAAGTAACTGCCGACACAACCTTCAAGGTTTACAACGTCGATGGTGTTACTGGAACATCAGTTAACGGAGACGGAGTATTCATCTCTGATACTGCTTCTGATGAAAGTAAAGCTGCATACATTCTTTGTAGAGTAAATTACATTCGTCCATCTGAGCCAGTAGGCTGGAATGATATTCAAGGTCTAATTGACTTTGCATCTCAAATAGGTGGTACTGATTCTTAATTCATAGGATATGAATTTAAATAGAGCCGGGCTTATTGCTCGGCTTTTTTATTGCGAAAGTTTGTACAGATTACTCTATTAGAACAGAGTGACTAACAGCAAAATTATGCTATACAGATACAAGCCAACAGGTGCATTACTTGAAAAAGTTTCAATTCATGGTGAAGGAATTGTTATGTGTACTGATTCTCAAGATGAGGTTCATTATGTAAATGAGTCAGATCTGATTCCTCAGTTGCAGGAAACTACAGAAAAAATCAAAACTGAAGAACGTCTGACTGCTCAATTAGCATCAGAAGGTGTTAAACCTTCAAAACCTACAAAGAAAGAAATCTTTCCTGTAGATACCAGAATTAATATCAACACTGCCAGTGCTAGACAACTTGCTGATGCGTTGCCTGGTGTAGGATTAAAGACAGCCAGGGAAGTAAAAGATTTACAATCTTCTATGTTAGGCGATAAGTTTATCAAGTTAGATCAGCTTAAATCTATTAAGCGTGTTGACTGGGATGAACTAATAAAAGATAATCTTATTCGTGTTGAATAATGCAACTTGATGAATTTACTAAATCAAAATGTAAATGGCATTTAGGATATAATCAAACATCTATACCAGCTGGTGACTTAGCCAGATTAGAAGAAGCTCTTAATAATGTTCAGGATTCTTTTTGGTTCAGTAAAATTGTTGAACAGGTAGGAAGATGTGATGAAGCAGAGAAGAGAACAGATATGACAGGAATTCTAAATAATAATATTACACCTGCTGGAAGAAGAGAAAACATAGCTGGTGACGTGGATAGAACAATCAGTACAACTGATTATAAAGACACTCTCAAGACATGGACTGGTATATACTTATATGAGACGGATCGATTAGCTCAACATCTTTACGTACCTAATTATCGTAATCCTGAGCAAGCTAGATATCGATTTAATCGTGAGGGTGCTGAATTTATACAGGCACTCCCTGGACCAGCTGATGTTGCAGTTGGAACCAGACTTATGTTTGCTACAGAACTTAGATAGTATTAATTATGGCTAAAGGAAAAATGCCCCCACAGCTTCTCGAATATTTTAAAAATAAAAATGAGAAGGACAGTAAAGGTGAAGAAAAGTCCGATAAGGATAAGCGTAAAGAAGCTTTAGAAAAAGCTACTAAGGCTAAAGACAAAAAAGAAGATAAATAGTTACGCTAAAATAAACTTAAAAGAAGGACAGTAAATTGGCATCTACCTCAACAAATAAACAACCAATGATGCTGGATAGACCAGCATCTACCAGTACTCTTGTTAGAACACAAACAGGACAAACATTCGCTACTAGTTTATTACCCACATCAATTGGTAACGTAACTAAGATATTTGATGTTGACCAAGCTCTGACAGATACTCAGATCAGTGGTGCATATATAGATGAAATATTTATTAGATATACAAAAGATGTAAATAGACTCATAGATGCTGTAACAGGTTCAGCAGCTACTTATACTATAAATAATGGATCAGGTGGTGCAGGAACTATATTAACTGTCACTAGTGCTAATCATAATGCAAAAGTAGGACAAAAAGTATTTTTAGATTTTACATCAGGAACGGGTGTAGATGGTGAGTATGAAGTAACTTCAGTCCCTACATCTGGAACCTTTTGTTGCTGCATCCGCATCACTTAGCACAAGTGGTAATGTAACAGTACAGTTTCCTACTGATTTTGTTTTCTATCTAGTTTCTGTAAGTACAGTGACAGGAACTACTCAATTTTTACCTTTGTTTACTGCTAATGTTGAATCTGTTCCAGCTGATCAATCATTTAGTTTAACTGAGAAATTAATACTTCCACTTATAAATTCACCTGTTCCTCATGCAGGAGGTAACTTCACCAGTGCTACAAGTACTCTTGCTCCTAAGATGAGAGGACTAATGTTACCTCGTGGGTCAGGTATGTACGTAGGTGTAAGTGGCATAGGTTCATTGACAAATGGATTCTATGTAAATGTTCAGGGTGGATATTACTAAGGTCAATGCCAAGAAGACGATCTAGTTTCGGTACTTCTTTTGATAATTCTTTTAAAGGTTTCTCAGATGCTGTATTAAAAAAGGAGAAATCAAATCAAGGTGATTATGTTGATACACCATATCAGTTTGTTCCTCCAGGGAGACAGGATGATTATAGTGAAGTAAGATTTTATGATTTTGATAGTACATGGTCCAGATGGAGACGTGGATATGAGCTTTACTGTATAACTCAACAATATTTAGCATCATCTGCTACAGGCAGAAACACCAGGGGAGACTTTAGAATGTTCTTTACATTCCAATTCTTTCCAGGTCTTTTTGTACCTGTAAGAATATTTACTTTTCCTAGTGCTGGTAATGAAGAAGGAGAACATACAGTTGGTATTCGTGATGCCAATAGTCTTAATCTTTACGATCTTGGTTTACCCATTGATTCTGTTAGATATGTCACCGCAGCAACTGCAGGAACTTATAACAAAACTAATACCACTGTTGTTGTCACTTCAGTCAATCATGGTTTACGTGTAGGAGAAAGTGCTTTTCTTGATTACACATCTGGAACTGCAGTCGATGAAACATTGACTATAACTTCTGTGACTGATGACACCTTTACATGTACAAGTGCAGCTTCAGTAACAACAGCTGGAACTGTAAATATAAGACAGGAGTTTGCAGATACTACAGAAGGATTTGCTGATACCAGATGGACAGAGCAGAGAGTAAAGATAAGAAGTATGCCAACACCAATTACTTTATTAGCTGGTGAAAGACTTGTTGATCGTGTAGTAGAACGTGATTCAGGACTTAACTCTACTTACTCTCAATCAGGTAATACAGTAACAGTAACCTGTAGTTCTGCTCATGGATTATCTACAGGTAATCAAGTCTTTTTAAAAGTGACATCTGGTAATACAAAAACTGGTTTATATAAAATAATAGTTACAAGTACAACTGAGTTTACAGCTGAATCTATTATCAGTGCAACAGCCAGTGGTAATGTAAAAGTTCAAAGAAGAATAAAAGGATTTGATTTTAATAATTATGTAGGTAATACAGTTACTGGAGTTGATCTGACAACTGATGAAATATTATTTAAACGTGATGAGAGTTATGGAGTAGAAGTTGTTAATAATAAACCTAAGACAGTAACTCCAGCACCAAGAGGTTTTCTTGCAGCACAAGATAGATTTCTTACTACAGAGGTTAGATATCAATGTAGTTGTTCAGACTTTATGCGTCGTAGAAAATATAATTTATATAAAGATACTACTGATGATAGATTTCCAACCACTGGTATTGAGAGTGTAATCCCTGGAACAAGACAGGATAGAGAAGGTAATGTAATTGATTCTAGAGATAATCCTGGAGTCTTTAATGATTTTGGATATTCACCTACAGGTAACTTCTATCAAGTGCCTGAATATAATGATGATCCAGAAGGTTCTTTTGGTGGTCTTTTATATTATCAGACTCGCTGGTGTAAACATATTTATGCAGCTTTATTTTCTATGAAGCATGATGAAGGTAATGATAGGTTTAGTTTTGAAGGAAGATATCAACAGGATGGACCAAATGTAAATATAACTATAGTTAATCATGGTTTACTTGTTAATAAAAAAGTAGCTATTGATTTTACCAGTGGTGATTTATTAGATGGTCAATATACAGTAAGTGCTGTTCCAGATGAAAATACAATTACAATTGTATATCCTTTCTCTGGTACCACACAGGGAGACTGTACTGTCAGTAATTTAAAAGTACATGAGTATGTGAATGTCTGGTTACTTGAACCTAATGATCAGCCAGCTGGTAATGCTTTAGAAAAGTTCTATAAAAACTTTGAGAAAGAACAGGATCGTACCAAAAAAGCTGCAGAGAGAATGGCACTTTTAGGTTATGGATTACCCTGGACAGGTAATAAAGATATTGAATTTGGACAAGGCAAACTCACCTGAAGAGGTAGCTCAGTTTGATCCTACTCTTGTAACTATGAAACTTACAGATACTATCAGACGGGATAATGGTGAGTTAAGTCGTGATGGAAAGATATTAAATAATGCAGCTACTACATTAATGTCTATGCAGAAGGTTCTTAATTTAGATTTTAAATTAATAGAAGATGTTCGTATTGGATTAGTTAATCAACCTCTTACAGATTTTACTCCTGACTTTCAGTTTGGAGAAGTAGAGGGAGGAACATATTTAAATGGAGAACTGATAACAGGAGCAGGAGTAAGTTCTATGGATTGCTCAACTTATAATCCAGGTGTAGAACAGTCCATAAATGTAGATGCAGGACTCTATATAAATTAGTTATGACTATACAGATTCAAAGTAGAAGATCAAGTTTATTAAATGACAGACCAGTACCAACTAGAATAGGAGCTGGTGAGCTTTGTGTAAATATAAATTCTGGAGATCCTGGTTTATTCTTTGCTGATAATATTGCTTCACCAAGTACAGGGTTAATTAAAGTTGGACCTATTCATGTAGGTTCTACTCAACCTAATAATTCACCAACTGGATTTAATAGTTTTTCTAAAGGTGAATCCTGGCTTGATACAGCAAGTACACATCTATTTAGAATACATGATGGAACTGACTGGCAATATTCAAAAGCAGTAGCTTCTACAACTAATACAGGCTTTCCTTCTAACCCAGTTAATGGTCAATTGCATTACATAGAATCAACTACCACTTTACATATCTATCGATCAAGTATAGCTGGATGGACTGCCATAAATTAAAAGAAGAATGTAATTGTGATCATTGTAGAAATATAAGAGAACAAATTGAGCAGGCAGGTATCCTTTGGAAACAACTAAATGAAAAAAACAAAACTACACAAAAAATTAATTAAGCTTCAAGTTAAAGCAGAGAATTGTGAGACACATGAGAAAGCTATAAAAATATTAGCTAAGGCTGGTCAAACATCCTTTCTACCTCATTAAAATTTAATGAATTGGTAGAAAAACAAATAGCTTTTCGATTTATCTCTCTATTATCTAAAGGAATTACACTATGAATCTTGTTTACATTCAAGATGTAGATGTCTCCAGGTTGTGCAATAAAAGAATCGGTTTCAATTAAATCATTTAAATCATAAACAGATCCATCAGTCTGGTTATCTATCTGATAAGGTTCAGCATCATCTTTCACTTCATAAAATTGAGTTGCACAATTATCTGTCTCAATATAAAAGTTTATAACTGCAGTAGGACCACTATCAGAATGAGGAAGAATGTATGAGTTAGCTTCTAAAAATAATAAATAAAAGTTTGATTCATATTCTTTTGGAATAAAATCTATCTTATCTGTCAGTTTTAAATCGCTATACCATAAACCAGTGAACTTATTATCTACATCTATCCCATACTCTATTTCTTTTTTGCCAACCTTATAAGAAGGAACATCTATTTCAAGCTCCAACTTTTTAAAATACATTCTATTTAGAATTTTGTTTAATCATTAATTCTAGTATTCTATCTAGTTTTTGATGTACTGTATCCATTTCACGAATGAAGTCTTGTTTTAGAACATAGCCACGAATCATGTCATCTTCTACACGATCTATTTCATCCTGTAGTTTATTAAATCTTCTCTGGATTTTTTCATTAAATCCATTCAATGACTTTATAACACCTGCGAAAGCAGCAACTCCACTGGTTACAGCAACAGCAATTAATTCGGGGTCCATTGATAATATAAATCCTTATATCTATATTCTAAGGGATTTAACAACTTAGAATAGTCCTATATAAAACTTTAATTAGATGGCACAAGGAGAACCAAATATAGAAGGTGCAATAAAAATCCTTGTAGATCTATTGACTGCCAATAGTTTTACAATGACTCGTTCACCTTATGAGAATAATTTTCGTGGATTGGTAGATGCATTAATAGATATGAAAGAAGGCTTTCCAACCTTTGCACCATTACAGGTAGGTTTTAATGCAACTGCATTTCAAGATGTAACTGATGGTGATGCTTTATATATGCGTACCTCTGATGGTCAGGTGGGAAAAGCAAGTGCAGCTGATGGAACTATAGAGAATGCTACTGTTGTAGGTTTTGCTAATTCAACTGTCAGTGCCAATAGCACTGTAAAAGTAATAGTCACAGGACTTAAAACATTAAGTTCTTTAAATGCAGGTGATCTGTTCTTTTTGTCAGACTCTACTGCAGGAGCTATCAGTACCTCAGTTCCTTCAGGTGCAGGAAAAGCAATTACTCGTGTAGGAGAAGCATCAACTGCAACTGATCTTGCTATTCATATTGAACCCCCAGTGCTCTTAAGATAATGTCTGATGTAAAAGATCTACAACCATATTCAAGTAATACTGAAGGATTAACAGGTGTTCTTGAAGACCTTAGAGCTACAATGCCTAGTTCAATTGTCTTTAAAGTAGTTGGTTATAAAGTAAACGCATTTGAAAATGTTACTCAGGGAGATGCTCTTTATTCAAGAACTTCTGATGGTCAGGTAGGAAAAGCTATTGCTAATGACACTTTAGATAAAGCAGTAGTAGCTGGTATTGCAGAAACTACAGTCACTGCAGGGAATGAAGTACGTGTAATAGTAACTGGACAAGTTGCTGTATCGACATCATTAGATCCAGGTGATATGTACTTTTTATCTGCATCATCAGCAGGTGGTCTTACTAAAACACCTCCTTCATCTGCTGGGCAATATCTAACTTTGGTGGGAGAAGCAGGCACAAGTAATCAAATAGTTCTAAAAATAAAGCGTCCTATTCAGCTTCGCTAAAATTGTTAAAGATAAAATAGAAGGATAGTAAAAGTTTTTTATTACATAAGAAACTAAAAGTAGTAATTAAAAGATGGCAACACGTAAGGCTATTACGCTGGTAAGTGGTTTATTTCAAGAGGTTAATACTCCTACAGATAAATTAGACTTCGCTGGTAATACTACAGCCGACCTTGGAGAGAATACAAATTTATATTATACAGATGCAAGATCAAGAGCAGCTGTCTCAGTAACTGATTCCGGAGGATTTGGTAGTCTTGCATATAATAATTCAACTGGAGTAATAACTTATGTAGGTACATCTAACTCAGATGTAAGAGGAACATTAAGTGTAGCTTCTGGAAATGGATTAACTTATAACTCTGGTACAGGAGAGTTTGGAACCAGTGCAATACCTAATTCTCAATTAGCAAATGATGATATAACTATTGGAAGTACTGCAGTTGCACTTGGAGCTACAGCTTCAACTGTTGCTGGATTAACTTCTTTAGCATCTACTACATTAATATCTGGAGTTGCTGATGCAGCAAACTCAATAGCGATAGCGAGTGGAAATATTACTTTTGAAGGATCAAGTGCTGATGGTAATGAAACTATACTGACAGCTGCAAATGCTACAGGATCAGATAAGACTCTTACATTACCAAATGAAACAGGAACTATATTATCAACTGCATCTTCAATTGCTAACAGTAATCTAGCTAACTCAGCTGTAACAATTGGAAGTACAAGTGTTTCTTTAGGAGCTACTCAAGGAACTTTCGCAGGACTTACATCCCTAGCTTCTACTACATTAGTTTCTGGTACAGTCGATGGTGCTAATTCCATAACACTTGCGAGTGGAAATATTACATTTGAAGGTTCTACAGCAGATGCCAATGAGATAATACTTACAGCAGCCGATGCATCTGGATCAGATAAGACTATAACTTTACCAAATGCAACAGGAACGGTTGCATTATTAAGCTCACTTAGCATTGCTTCCGGATCAGGGTTAACTTACAATTCAGGTACAGGAGAATTTTCAACTAATGCTATCCCTAACTCCCAGCTTGCAAACAGTTCTGTTACTGTTGGTAGCACTGCTATTGCCCTGGGTAATAGTAGCACGACACTTGCTGGCTTAAGTTCAGTAACTTCTAGTGCTGTTGTAACCAATGACAACGGTTTCAGAATTAGAGACAATTCAGATAATACAAAACAATTAGCTTTTGAGTGCTCAGGAATATCTAATGCCACTACAAGAACATTAACTGCCCCAGATGCAAGTGGAACAATTGCAACTCAGGCTTATGTAAATTCTCAGATCAGTGCTGAAGATTTAGATGTACAGACAGACTCAGGTAACTTTGATGTTGATTTAAACTCAGAAGCTTTAATACTTGCTGGTGGAACTGGAATTGATTCAAGTGGAACAGGTACTACAGCTACCTTTGCAATAGATTCAACAGTTACAACTCTTACAGGGTCACAGACTTTAACTAACAAATCTTTAACTAGTCCTGCTTTAACTGGAAGTTTATCTGGAGATGCATTTTTAGATGAAGATAATTTCAGTAGTGACTCTGCTACTAAGGTTGCATCACAGCAATCAATCAAAGCTTATGTAGCTACTCAGATAGCTACTGTTCCCGTTGGAGATATAACTGAGGTCACAGCAGGAACTGGTCTGACAGGAGGAGGAGCCTCTGGAGATGTAACTCTAAATGTGATAGGGGGAACAGGTATAACTGCAAATGCTAATGATATAGCTATTGATTCAACAGTCACAACTCTTACTGGATCACAGACTTTAACTAATAAGACACTGACCAGTCCAGTTTTAGATACAGGATTAAGTGGTACTGCTTTCTTAGATGAAGACAATTTTGCTAGTAACTCAGCAACAAAAGTCGCATCTCAGCAAAGTATTAAAGCTTATGTAGATGCCCAGATTACTGCTGAAGATTTAGATGTTACAGGTGATTCAGGATCAATTGCAATTGATTTAGATTCAGAAGCTTTAAATATTGAAGGTGGTACAAATATCACCACTGCTGCAACAGGCAACAAGGTCACAATTAATATGCCAACTGCATTTGCAACAGAAAGTTTTGCTACCGCAATAGCAGTGGCTTTAGGATAGTATTATGGCAACTCAAGTACAATTTAGAAGAGGAACAACAGGTCAGCACTCTGGCTTTACAGGAGCAGTTGGTGAAGTAACTGTAGATACTGAGAAAAAAATTCTCTGTGTTCATGATGCAACTACAGCAGGTGGTTTTCCTTTATTAAAAGAAGATGGAAGTAATAGTAGTTTATCTCTAGGAAGTTTGTCTAGCTGTGCTCTTAAATTTGTAGGAGATATAGATACAGGAATAATGAGTACTGGACCAGATCAGATACAACTAGTAACTGGTGGATTTGCAAGGCTTACAATAGATTCAAACGGTAACGTATCAATTCCCAGTGGAAACCTTACGGTTACAGGAAACTTAACTGTCACTGGAAACTTGGATAGTTCAAACCAACTCGCTCTCATATTAGCTTTAGGATAAATGGCAAACACCTTTAAGATTGATACTAAATCTTCAGTAAGTAATTCTGGAACAGGCAGCACTGACACTAATGTTGTTACTGCTGGAGGTTCAGCAACCTTAGTTCTTTTAAGTTGCTTAGTTTCAAATAAGACAGCATCAAGTGCTCAAGTAGATGTTTTTCTAGTTACTAATACAGGAGATGATGTATTTCTAATTAAGAATGCTCCAGTCCCTGCAGGATCATCATTAGAAATAATTAGTGGATCAAAAATAATTATGGAATCAAGTGATGTCTTACGAATAAATGCAGGGACGGCCACTGCCCTGGATGCTGCAGTAAGTTATTTAGAACAGACGTAATATGGCTTTAACACAGAATAGTGATCTTTCTAACTTACTTACTAAGTTTGAAACTCTTAAAGCTGAAGTTGCTTCTTTAGATGAAAGAATAAATGAATATAAAGTATTGGAATTAGAAGATGATAGTTGGGAGAATGTTAGAAAGAAAAGAGATTATTTATTAAAATCTACTGACTGGACTACTACTTCAGATTCAACTGTAGATCAAGCTCAATGGTCTGCGTACAGACAAATACTTAGAGATCTTCCTCAAACTTATAAAGATAAAACTTCTGATGATGTTGTTTGGCCGACACAACCATCCACTGCTGGACCTAATACTTAGTAATTCCAAAGATTACTGACCTTAAAATAGGGAGAGAAAAAAGAATATCGTAGTTGATTATCTATGCCATATATTGGAAATGACATAAGAGCTAACGAAGATTACAAGATCATAGATGATATATCTAGTGGTTTCAATGGTAGTGCTACTTCGTTTGCTTTGCAAGTCGGAGGGTCAGCACCTGTTCCTTTTCCGAAGTTTGAACAACAATTATTAATATCTGTAAATGGTGTTATTCAGGAACCTGATCCTTCAGGCTCTGCTGGATTCAGTTTATCTGGAACGAATATAGTATTCAGTTCTGCTCCTACAAATGGACATGCATTCTTTGGTGTGATCTTTGCAGGTGCAGATTATGTTAATGCTGGTGGAACATTTCCAGATGGATCAACTGCAGTTCCTTCCATCACATTTACTACAGACACCGATACAGGAATCTTCAGAAGTGGTAATGGATTAGTTTCTGTTAGTTCTAATGGAACTAAAGTTGCTACCTTCCCAACAGCTCAGGGTAGTTCAGGACAATCTCTTGTTACAGATGGTGCTGGAGTATTATCATTTGCAAATCCAACAGGTACAACAGCTGCATCAATTACAGTAGCTGATGAGTCTTCTGATACTACTTGTTTTCCTCTGTTTGCTACAGCAGCAACAGGTGATTTAGGTCCTAAAAGTGGATCTAATCTAACATTTAATTCTTCATCTGGATTACTCACAGCCACAACATTCAGTGGATCAGGAGCATCTTTAACTACTTTAAATGGATCAAATATATCTTCAGGAACTGTAGCAGCTGCAAGAGTAGCAACTCTTAATCAGAACACAACTGGATCTGCTGCGACATTAACAACTGCAAGAAATATTGGTGGTGTCAGTTTTGATGGATCAGCTAACATAAATCTTCCAGGTGTTAATACCAGTGGAAACCAGAATACTTCTGGAACAGCAGCGATAGCAACAACCATAACAGTTGGTGATGAATCAAGTGATACTGAGTGTTTCCCTGTATTTGCAACAGCTGCATCAGGTAACCTAGCTCCTAAAACAGGATCTAATTTAGTATTTAATTCATCTAATGGGTCTTTATCTGCAACAACTTTTGTTGGACAAGTAACAGGTAATGTAACGGGAAATGTAAGTGGATCATCAAGTTCTTGTTCTGGTAATGCTGCTACTGCCACACAGTTAGCAAATGCTAGAACCATAGCTGGTGTTTCATTTAATGGAACAGCAAATATATCTCTTAATAATAATGCGATAACTAATGGAGCTGGTTATATAACCTCTGCTGATGGAGGAAACGCAGCAACCTTAGATAGCATTGATTCAAGTCAATTCTTAAGATCAGATGCAAACGACAGTGCTAGTGGAATAGTAACCTTTTCAGCTGGTATTGTCTTAGGTAACAATGCTAGGTGTAAAGCTGATATTAATACACTCTCAGATGGATCTACCATTACAGTCGATTATGCTTCGGGTGTAATTCATACAGTTACATTAGGTGGTAACAGAACTTTAGATCAGACAAACGCTATTAATTGTATAGGTCAATCAGGATCTATATTTATTGTGCAAGATGGTACTGGTTCAAGAACCTTGGCTTATAATTCAGCTTATAGATTCCCTGGTGGTACTGCACCAACACTCTCGACAGCAGCAAATGCTATTGATAGACTGGATTATATAGTAAGAGGTGACGCTGATGTTCATGCTGTCGTTTCTTTAGATGTGAAATCTTAATAAAATGCCTTTATTTGATCCAATAAGACTAGGATCTTCTGCAGCAGGAGACTATGAAATAGAAAGAAGTTTAAGGTTTAATAGTAGTGACAGTACAAATATGCACAGAGAGGGAGGTAGTGAAGGAAATAGAAGAACTTTTACTGTTTCTGTATGGATAAAAAGAGCTAGTAGAGGTGAGCATAGTTGGTGGGATTTTTATACAAATGATTCAAACAGAACTATTTTTCAGCTTTATTTTGGATATTTAAGATTATTTAGCAGAGTTGGTGGTAGTACACAATGTAGTTTAAATACTGATAGCAGTATGGAATTAAGAGATTTTAGTGCTTGGTATCATTTTATTTATGCGGTAGATACTACACAAAGTTCATCATCAAACAGAGTAAAAATGTATATCAATGGTGAGCAGCAAACTGTCAGCGGTAGTTTTCCCGGCCAAAATGCCGAGATGTTTGTTGGATCGACTAATGAAAATAGAATAGGTTGTCAACATGACTCTGCTGGAAACGAAGCCTTTTTTAATGGTTATATGGCAGAGTTTAATTATATTGATGGACAGCAACTAACACCAAGTGATTTTGCGGAAACTGATACAGTTACAGGACAATATAATCCAATTGAGTATTCTGGATCATATGGAACTAGAGGATATTATCTTAATTTTTCAAATAATTCATCAACTTCAAATTTAGGTACTGACTTTAGTGGTAATGGTAATAATTTTACTTCTGTAAATGGTTTCTCTGTCAGTTCTGGTGTTGGTAATGATTCGGTAACTGATACTCCAACAAACAACTGGTGTACTATGAGTCCTAATATTAGAACTGGAGGTAATTCACCTACCTATACAAATGGAAATTTATCTGTTCAAGGACCCGGCAGTGGAATAGGTAAATGCGGTGCAACTTGTGGCTTATCAAGTGGGAAATGGTATGTAGAAGCAAAAATAACTCATAGTGGTTCTAATTTAATGCTAGGAATAATAAATGCTGAAACTAATTACAATAACAATGAATACTTAGGAAGTGGATCTGACTATGCTATTGCTGCTGATTGCTTGAATAAAAGAATTAGAAAAGAAGGTTCAAATAATCAAACAAGTCTAGGTGGTATGCAGAATGGGGATATTTTAGCTTTTGCTGTTGATATGGATAATGGCACATTTCAGCTTTACAACAACGGAAGTACAAAAGGAAGTTCAGTTTCTTTTACTGTTGCTAATTACTCTCCAATGACTTTTGCTCAAACTACAGGAGCTAGTAGTAGTAAAGTTGAGTGGAATTTTGGACAGCAAGGTTTTACATATACACCGCCAACAGGTTTTAAAGCACCAAACTCACAAAATTTACCAGAACCCACAGCACCAGATGGAAGTAAATATATGGATATACTTGAGTGGGCAGGTAATGGGAGTAATAGAAGTATTACAGGTTTAGAATTTAGCCCTGATTGGGTTTGGGTAAAAAAATATGCTGGCGGATCAGACAGATCTCATCAAGTATTTGACATCGTTAGAGGTGCTCAACAAACTTTACACGCTGATAATACAGACTCAGATCATACTAATGGAAATCGTTTATCTTCATTTGATAGTAATGGATTTAGTATTGGAACTTCAGGAGGAGATGACGGGATAAATCCTAGTAACGGACATATGGTTGCTTGGTGTTGGGACGCAGGCAGTTCAACAGTTACTAACAATAATGGCTCTATCTCTTGTCAAACAAGAGCCTTAACAACGGCAGGGTTTTCTATAGTTTCTTACACCGGAAATGGATCTAGTGGAGCTACAGTTGGGCATGGTTTAGGAGTAGTTCCTACAATGTTTGTTGTAAAAAGAAGAGATCAAGGTAATCGTGGCTGGAATGTTTATCACCATAAAATAGGAAACACAAAATACATTCAATGGCAACAATCTGGTGCAGAGAATACAAACTCAGCATGGTGGAATAATACAACTCCTAGCAGTACAACATTTACTTTAGGAAATGATAATGACGTTAATCAAAACTCTGGAACTTATATAGCTTACGTTTTTACAGATATTTTGGGTTACAGTAAATTTGGCATATACACTGGCTCTGGTAATTCTGATGGTGCTTTCGTGTTCACTGGGTTTAGACCTCGTTATGTAGTAGTAAAACGAAGTGATTCTGGAAATCATTGGGTTATTTATGATTCAAAATTATCTACTTTTAACGTAGTGGATGATTATTTACGAATTGACACAAACAATGCCCAAAGTACAGATTCACAAGTAAATATTGATTTCTATGCTAATGGTTTTAAATTAAGAAGTCCTTATGATATTGTTAATGCTGGTTCAGGTCGTTATATTTATATGGCATTTGCTGAAAATGCTTTCAAATATGCAAGGGCAAGGTAATATATAGTTATGGCTTTTCAATTATCAGACGGAACTCCAATACCTGTAGGCTCGGCTTTTACTATTGGCACAGGAGAAGATGCAATAAACTATCCAGCAAACTGGCTTAATTTAAGCACAGCAGATGAAAAAACTGCTGCTGGAATAGTAGAAGTTGCAGATCCTACAGTTTATGATGCTAAATTTTATTTTTCAGATGGTACAGCTAAAGAGTTAGATGATAAAAATACAGTCAATGGAGATACTGGCGAATTAGTTAAAAACGCAGATGGGTCTCAACACATTACTTATGGATTAAAAACTGTTTTAAAAAATGCTGAAAAAGATGAAGCAGCATCAAGACTTGCACGTTACGATTGGTTAGTAACAAGAAAAGCAGAAAAAGGCACAGCAATACCAACAGCTATAACAACATATCGTGACGGAATAAGAACAGCTTGTAATACTCGTGAGACAGAAATTGATGCTTGTGCAGACGTAGCAGCTTTAGTAACTCTTTATGGAAATACAGAAACAGATGGAGTTATAACACCAAACATGACACAATATCCAAATGAT